ACCATGCCGTAACGGGTCTTGAAGCCAATCTTTGGCTGGAAGGTATCCTGACCGATTGCACGAACCATCTGTAGTGGAACGTATGGGCAGTAGAATAGACCAGCATCGAATGGGGACTGACCGCGGTAACCAACGGTTACTAGTTCGTCGCCGTTCTCTGAACCACCGAAGTAAGGATCGATATAAACCTTAATACGGCCGTGTAGAGTACCAACGAAGGTGTTGCCTGTATCGTCAACGGTTAGATCAGCAGATAGCTGTGGGGTGTAAGAAAGAACACCAGCCATTGCCATTGCGGATGCAACGTCTGAAGAAACGATAAGGACGTTACCCTTGCCACGACGGGTTGCCTTGGCGAGAGCGTTACACTCACGTTCAATGTGGAAAATTAGACCCTTGAACTTCTCAACTGACCAACGACCATTGGAGTCGGTGTCAAGATCGAAGGTACCAGCTGTAGTAACACCATACTGAGCGCCTAGTGTTGCAGAGCGATAAATTGTGCGGATAACCTCACGATTGATTTCTGCTAGGATTTCAGTTGATAGGATGTTTGCTAGTTCTGTCTCAGCGTCAAGACCGTGGATTGCCTTTAGGTCCTGTGCTAGTTCAGTGGTGTATTCTGCCTTTAGCGCACGGCTACGAGCAGTAACAGTAACCTTATCGATTGAGAAGGCCATTTCGTTGAACATGTTGCCAGCGGCGTCGCCTAGGGCTTCAGCCTGTGCAGTTGTCATACCCTTGTTGACGGCGATTGAAGAACCGGCTAGGGTTGTGTCAGCGAATGGGTTGTTGTTTGCGTCTGGATGGAAACCAGCTTCGGTGATACCGAATGCATTGTTCTGACCAGAGAATGCTGTGTTGGCTTCATTGAAGAAAGCTTCGTTTGAGCCAGCAACTGGAGCATTTGTACCAGACATTGACTTATAACGTGAACGCATTGCGAAGATAAGGCCGGTTGGACCGGTCATTGGCTGAACGCCGCAAACGTCATAAGCGATTAGGTTTGGAAGCGCACGACGAACTAGGGAGATAAGAATTGGGTCGTAGGAAGCAACGTTTGTTCCTGCGCCAAGACCACCACCAGAGTTGGTTGGAGCTGCTTCGTTTAGGATGCCAGCTTCCTTCGCCATTTCACGCTCCTGGTTCTCAAGAACCACTGCGGTAACGGCGCGGCGATATGGATCCTTAATAGATGTGAGACCGTCGTGGTCCAGAACTGGTGACCACTTCTTCTCTAGTTGTTCTGTAAGATACATTTTAGTTTCCTTCTTTCTATGTTTAACTAGTTAAATTACTTTGGAAGACTTTTGCCAAGAGCCTGAACGTAACGAGCCATTGGACCTTCTAGGGTAGCCTCTGTTAGAGCCTGTGGGTCGGCGGATTCGACACGGTCAAGAACTTCGGTGTTCTTAACAGCAGTTGGGAAGTAATTCTCCCTTAGTGTAGAAATTTTTTCAACAAATGATGCATCGTCGGTATACTCGACGTTCTCAACAAGAGCTAGTAGCTTCTGTGTCTGTGTATCGGTTAGACCTTCACAAACGGTAGCAGCTAGTTCAACCTTGCGAGATTCAGCAAGCATTGATGTAAGTTCAACATTGCGCTGAATTTCTTCGTTTAGCTTTGCTTCTAGGTCTTCAACTGTTGCGGATAGTTCCTCAACGACCTGAACCTCTTCCTCAGGAACATCGATGTAATGTTCTGCAAAGAGAGCCTTTAGACCAGAGATAAAGTCCTCTGTTAGTTCTGAACGTAGTGCTGATTCAATAGCAACTTCGTTCTCAGCAATCCACTGCTCGACAACGTAGTTTAGATAGTCGTCAACATTGGAAGCAAGTTCTTCCATGATTTCTTCGACTCTTTCTTCTAGTGTCTCAGCATAAGCCTGTTCTAGTAGAGCAACTTCTTCTTCAATCTTTGACTTAACGGCTGCTTCAAAGATTGTGGTTGCCTTGGCATGAAACTCCTCAGATAGGTCTTCACCTTCTAGAAGGGCATTTACATGCTCGGACATATCAACCTGATATGACTCAACTGGTTCTTCTATTTCTTCTGAAACAAACTCAAAGTTTTCTTCGATGGCTGCTAGGATTTCTTCCTCGGATAGACCGGCTTCGATACCTTCTGCAATGAAGTCCTCTAGCTCCTCAGAGATTTCGATTTCTTCGTCGCACTTTTCCATCTTGCCTTCGTGCTTCTCGTCTTCCTTCTCGTCTTCGTCCTCTTCCTTTTCAGCCTTAGCCTTACGGGCTTCCTTAAGAGCCTTGACACGCTCTGCTAGTGAGGTCTTTTCTTCCTCAACTACTTCGCCGTCAACTACTTCATCTTCGGATAGCTTCTTTGTTGGCTCAGCCTTTACGGATGCTTGACCAGAACGGGATGAATCCTTACCAACAGCTCCAGCAGCAGCTGCACCAAGATTACCTGATGGTAGCTGTGTTGGGGTTTGTCCGCCTAGGTCAGCAGCTTCATTGTGCTTTGGATCAGCTTCTGATGCCTTTGACTTTGGCTTTAGTGTCTTAGCGTTACCTGTAGAAGCGGTAGATGGATCTACTGGATCAGGGTTAGAGACAGAACCATTACCCACTGATGGATAATTGATGCCATAACCTTCTTCAATAGAAGTCTTACCTTCTAGTACAGCCTTCGCTGCTTCGGTTAGTGATGCCATGTTTAAGATACTCCTTTATCTTCCTTATTTAGCATTTTTAAAGTTTTGACATATAGTTTTCAAAAATCTTTAGAGCCACGTTTTCAATTTCATCTTTTGAGGCTTCGCTGATAAGTTTCTTAGCATGATAATACTCTTGCTCTTTCCACTTACCGTTCTCAAAAATCCATTCTTTACCTTCCATAATACCTTGCACAAAGGCGTCTGGCGCACTTGGGTCTGCAACAATGTCTGCCGCTGTTGCCAACTTAAAGTCGTCTTGAACTTGCTGATAGCCGTTGTGTGGACGGAGAGACCCTACGCCTCTGGTCGACACTCCAAGACTTGCACCACCATCTAGTAAACTCTTAACGATTTTACCGTGAGGAGTATCCAAAATTTTAGCTTTACCAATAAAATTAGTACCATCTGCATACAACTTGGTGATCATATGCGAAACTCTGTCTAGGTTGATTTGTGGATTATCTGGGTGACCTAGTTCACCAAATGCTCTGTTCTTAGAAACGTATTCACGATTGTATCTATCTGCTTCTTTTGAAAGCACATTCATAGGATACACACGACCGTTACGGTTCTGTCTTTCAGCCTGCATAAAGATGCCAGTAATAAAGTGGTTCTTGCCACCCTTACCGTCAGCTTCGACAAGATACTTAACGTCCTGAACTTCTTCCTTAATAAGTTTCATTTAATTGACCCTTTAGGTATATTTATATTATTCCAGATTGCTAGTTCCGATATCCTTAAGATCGGATGCTAAACTCTTAATAGCTTTACCAGCACCTCTAGCAGCGCCAGCAGCGGTTTTGACTACCAGTGTTCCTGGTGGGTTTGGCTTGTAGTTAGAAACCCACTTCTTTACCTTCTGGATAATACCTTTTGATTTCTTAGACTTTGGCGCTTTGCCTTTAGGTGGAGCCTTACGTGCTTTTGTCTTAGTCTCATAAGGATCACCATAAACGTCAGATGCTTTACGGTAACCAGCTTTCTTCTTGGCTGCAAGTTCTTCTGGTGACATACCACCTAGAACCTCGTTCATCTGAGCTCCATACATACGCTTCATTTCATACATCTTGCGTTCACGAATTTCAGCTAGTTTGGCTTCGACCATATCATTAGCTTCAATCATGTTACCAGCAATGATGGATTCGATCAGATCCTTAGACATTATAGACCTCTATTGAAAGCTAGTGGATCACGGACTGCGCCCTGATCATAATCTCTACCATCTTTCTTTAGATCGATGAATAGTGTCCATGTATCGGTAGCACCTGCTGTGCTGGAGAATACAATATCACCTGTGCAGTTAGCTTGATCAGGAATTTCGATTGTGCCTTGTGTAGAGCTTGCGTCAAAATTATAGTCAAAGTTACCATTACCAAATGTTACGATGGAAGAGTTATTATTGCCACCCCACTTTAGAGTAACCGAACCCTGTGATAGCTGACCCTGACCCCAAATACGCTTGATAGCAACTCTATTAAGACGCTTTGGATTTGATGTGCTAACCTGACCTGTGGCGTTAATAGCATATGCTAGATTTGCTGCCACGATTAGTGAAGCATTAGCATCTGTGCCACCTGCACCAACAATCTTGATTACAGAATGTCTGTTGGTGTCAACTAGTGTTTGTGTTGTTAATACTGTTGCCATGCCTTATGCCTTTATTGAAAAGTTGAGTAGTTTCTTGAAGGATTCAAGGTCTTCGTTTAGCATACTTTCAACAATCTTCTTGTTCTTAGTATTGACCGAATCATAAACTTCAAGGATTCTTTTTGCCATAGTAGTATTTAGGGTAATAGTCTTCCCATTGATTACCATTTCATGAATAGAATTTTCAGACTCTACCATGTTACGTAAATCTGTGATTTTGTTTTCTTCGATAGGTTCTTTTTTCTGCTTTGGTTCTGGAGCAGCTTTCCACGATGATGATGTTCTAGGTGATGCCTTTGATCTAAGCAAGTCGCCTCTTGTCTTTGTAACTGCACTATCGCCGTATCCACCGACTGTTGCAAGATCCTCTGGCTTACTATCTCCACCTGAGTCACTTGCTGCACTACCAGCTGCAGCTCCTGCTGCGCCAGCTAATGCCGCGCCCTTTCCACTAGGAACCTTTCTTGGCTTAGGTGCAGTCTTAGCTTTTGGCTTTAGCTTTTTCAATAGAGAACCAGCTGCGCCAACAAGTTTCTTACCACCAGCGATAATAGCTTCACCAGCTGCAGATCCTGCAACAGCTCTACCAATAGCTGGAACTGCTTTAATTGCTGCTCCAATAAATTCGTCTAGCTGTTCTTCTCTATCTTCTCTTAGTTCTGCAACTCTTGATTGGAAGGATTCTTTAACTGTTTTATCTGATGCTCGCTTTGCGCCTTTATATGCGCCACGAACAGCACCGACACCTGCACCAATAACTGTACCAGGTCCTGGTGCGATTGCTCCTCCAATTGCTCCACCTCTAATTGCTCCATGAGCAGCACCTTTTAGTGCGCCCTTAGCAATATCCCATTTGGCTCCCTCTGATACAAGCATTTCCTCATATGTGTTATACACAGAGGATTCACTTAGATTAAGATTGCCATCGGGTCCAAATGGGATTGATAGATACTTATCTACTGCCTTAGAATAATAAAGAGCAACTACCTGCTTGTTTGGATATAGACGATATGCCATTCTTCTAAAGAGAAGCATTGCTGGCATTTCACTTGGTGATGGAACAGCAGAAGAGGACTTAAATGATTTACTCTTTTCACGACCTTCAAGCACAAGTTCATCTGGCGCAGACTGAGCCTGATCCAAAACTCTATTATCATATTCTTCACGAATTTGCTTGATGGTTTTCATAACTAGTCCTCTTATTCTGCGAAGTAGTTTGCAGCGATTTCTTTCTTACGCTCTTCCAACTTTTCCATAGCCTTTTCCTGAAGAGCCTGTGTTAGGTTCTCTTTCATTTCAGAAAGGTTATCAGAAAGAATGTTGTTAAGAGCCTCTTGAATTAGGTCCTTGTCCATTGTTGTTTCCTCTTTTACTTCTTTTTTAGAGCCTTTGTCTTTTTCACCACTTTCTATATACTTTTTCTTAATAGCATTAGATAGTGTCTTGCTAGGTGCTTTACCCTGCCAAAAACGAGCATTAGAAACCTTACCTACTAACTCTGCTGAGATTTCGTCAAGATGTTCTTCTTTAACTGTCTTAGACATTAGTGATTTTGCTTTTTTAACTTTGCTCATATGATATCTAATAGCCGAGTCACGGTTTTCGCTATCTCTATGTTTCCATCCTTGAGCGCCCATTCTCTTTTCTTGGGCTCTACCACCTTGTGATAGTTCATTAGCTGTGCGCTGATGATGCAAACGGATCTTTTCTAGATCACCCTTACCGTGTAGTTCGTCAAGCTGTGTTTCTTCCCATGCCTTACAAGACCAATATCTTGCTTTTGTATTAGGACCTGGATTATCACAGTTGTGTCTTGCTCTAAAACTTTTACGGCGAGCAGGATTAGACTTTTTGATAGTCATATTAGGATCGCCAAAGTTTACTTTCTGTGCCTTACCGTCGCCATCTGGATCAACGAAAACCTTGGACTTCTTAACGTCGCCCTGCATTGGTTTGTTGAGAGGAACTTTCTTGCCCTGATATGTTGCTTCCTTGACGGGAACACAATTAGGAACTTTCCTACCATTCTTTTTCTTCATGCCGATGGCTTCATAGCCTTTCCAGCACGGATCTTTGTCTTCTGCCATATCGTTCTTCCTAACTGCTCTAATAGGTCCTGATGTGCCTTCGTATCCTGACATACCACCTTTGTTATCATACTCACCTAGTTCGTTTAGTGTATCTTCTTTAACAACTCTGTTTGGAGCGTTCTGAATTTCGTTTGGTGAATAAGAAGTAAAACCCATATCAATAAGATGATTATGATGTTTGTCTCTAATCAACTTTAGTATAGCGCCGTTCCAATCTTCATATGACATAGAATTGGTATCGGTGTATTGGTTATCAGAATCAATTGCAGGTGTGCCTGTTCTGAAACCTAATCCTCCAATACCTGAAGTGGTTGTTTCTTCCTTGATTGGAGATTTTTCCATCTTCTTAACTTTTTCATAATAATCAGGTCTCTCGTTAATATGGTCTCTAGCAATCTCAGCAGCCTGCTTTGAACTGGTTGTATGCTCTCTTTCAACTTTAGAGCCAGCAGCAATCTTCTTTGCAATTGTAGCAAGAGGAAGATTCCACTTCTTGGCTAGTTCCTGTGCTGATGGTGTCTTTACACCTGCTAGACCTTTAGGCAATCTCTTAATCCTTATTTATGTTAGGGACTAAAATACCACTCTCATTCAGGTGTGTAACGACGCCAGACTTGTTAGCATATCGTCCACGACCAACATATAACAATCCCATTTCTTTAGCAGACTCGGCTACAGTTTTCTTCTTAGCAGGAGCAGCTTTCTTTTGTTTCATACGTTCTAGTTCGATCTTCTTATCCATCATCTTGGATTCATGATCACGACTAGCTGTCTCAGCCTTACCTGGTCCTTGATCTGGACCAGTAATCTTGTCAACTTCTTTGCTAACTTGGGCTTGTGCAATCTGCTGTTGAGCATCAAACGCAATTTGATTCTGCATATCTTGCTGCTGTTGCGCTTCCTGATCGATCATAGCTTGCTGCTGCTGTTCGGCTGCAATTTTACCTTCTTCTTCCATTTGAAGATTGATTTCTTCAATGTCCTCGTCAGTCTGTTGTAGAATGTTCTTACGCACCCACATGATGGAGTAGTAACGACCAACGAAAGGATCAACCTTGGCAAGAGTATCAAGACGGAGACTTAGTAGCTC